ACTTCCTGAAAACTAAATATTAGGTATCGTCGCCGCACGGGGTTCTATGGCAAAATCCATAGACACCCCGATTTTTTTGTGTTATAATGACTTGAGAGGTAATTTGAAAATGTCAATTAAGATTGCACTATTGAAATCTGGAGAATCGGTCATTGCCGATATTAAAGAACTTCTTCATGAAGAGCAAGTTTGTGGATATCTATTTAAGAGTCCTTATGTAGTAAACTTTGCTCCTACTTATGGATTTCTTCAAGAAGAGACTGAGACTGAGACTGATTCTGAGGATGAAGGTGAAAAAATGAATATCACATTTTCTCCATGGATTCCTTTTACTATGGATAAAGAAATGCCTGTGAGGTATGATTGGTTGGTGACTGTGGTGACACCCGTAAAACAAATTCAAGAACTTTATGAGGAATTGATTAATGGACAAAACGATCAAACTGATTCTACTGACGAATAGTGAACGACTGATTAGTGAGGTTATTGAGATAGGAGCAGATATCGGAGAACCTGATTGCAAACTCATCAATCCTTATGAAATCTGGACAGAACATAATCTCTGTCCTTGGATGAAAGATGATACTGATCAAACAGAGTTTATGATTAGTTCTGATAAAATTATTACCATGACAGATCCAAAAAAAGATCTACTTGAAAAATATCTGGAGAAGACTGAGTAATGCGATTCTATACCAACGTTCAAATGGTCGGGGATCATTTTTTGGTTCGTGGTTATGAGAATGGGAGGCACTTTGCTACGAGAGAAAAGTTTTATCCAACTCTTTTTATTCCTTCAAATAAAAAAACAAAATATAAAACATTAGATGGTGAATATGTTGAATCTGTTCAACCAGGATCCGTAAGAGAATGTCGTAGTTTTATTGACCGATATAAACAGGTCGAAAACTTTAAGGTATATGGAAATGATCGATACATCTATCAATATATTTCTGAGATGTATCCGGAAGAAGAAATCAAGTTTGATACCAATAAAGTTAAAATTTCTACAATTGACATTGAGGTTGCATCAGAGAATGGTTTCCCTGATGTGGAATCTGCTGCCGAAGAGATTTTATTGATTACTGTACAGGATTATGCTACTAAACAAATACGCACCTGGGGTCGTGGACCTTTTAATAATAAACAAGAGAACGTTATCTACAAAGGATTCAGAACCGAGTATGAGTTGCTGAATGATTTTATCAACTGGTGGATGATTGAGGAGAATACTCCCGAGGTTGTGACTGGATGGAACAGTGAATGGTATGATATTCCATATATGGTTCGACGCATTGACCGTATTCTTGGTGAGAAGTTAATGAAACGACTTTCTCCTTGGGGTCTTGTGACCTTGAGGGAAAGTATGGATAAGTTCGACAATCGTCGCATAACTTATGATATTGGTGGAGTTACGCAACTAGATTACCTAAATCTTTATAAGAAGTTTACATATAAGGCACAAGAATCCTATCGACTGGATTATATTGCCAGTGTGGAACTTGGACAGAAAAAGTTAGACCACTCTGAGTTTGATACTTTTAAAGATTTTTATACGAATGGGTGGCAGAAGTTTGTAGAATACAACATTATTGACGTAGAACTTGTTGACCGTTTGGAAGACAAGATGAAACTGATTGAACTTGCAATTACCATGGCATATGATGCAAAAGCAAACTATGCAGATGTAGCTTCTCAGGTTCGAATGTGGGACACAATTATCTACAATTATCTCAAAAAGAAAAATATTGTAATCCCTCCTATCGTTCGTTCTGACAAAGATTCCAAGTACGCAGGAGCATATGTCAAGGAACCGATTCCTGGAAAGTATGACTGGGTTGTGAGTTTCGACCTTAATAGTCTGTATCCTCATCTTATTATGCAGTACGCAATATCCCCAGAAACTCTTGTGAGTATGGATAATCTTAATAATCGTATTGCAGAATTGGAGAAGATGCTGTAGAATATCCACACTATATAAATAATAATGTGTGGATAAAACTAAATGCAACCAAAATTTAATATAACAAAAGAACAACTACATCAACTTTATATTATTGAAAACAAAAGTCGTAAAGAATGTGCCGAATTTTTTGGATGCTCTGATCCACTCATAAAACAAAAAATAAGAAAGTTTAATTTACAAAAACCTAAACATTTAGAGAATAAAAATAAAGAAAGGAAAGTGGTTCTTTATTGTGAAAATTGTGGATCGGAATTTATGGTTAGTAGATTTAGAGCAATAAATGAAAAGTGGAAACTTCGGTTTTGCTCTCATTCTTGCTCTACAAAATTTAGATATTTGGGGGAGGATCATAAGAGAGCAGTTTTGAACTCTATTGCTGCTCGCAGAAGATGTAGATTAAGAGATGCTTTTGATGAAACTGCAAATCAACAAAAAATAAATGAGATTTATTGTAAAGCAAAGAGATTGACCGAAGAAACCAATGTTCCTCACGAAGTAGACCACATAATTCCAATTTCAAAAGGAGGAAAACATCACGAAGACAACTTGCAGATTATTACTATGAGTGAAAACCGCAAAAAGCATACTAAAATTATGGGAAATTGAAATGTGGAAAGATGTTCGTAAAATGACCCGTGAGGAAATTGCAGAAGAACTTGATGCACTTAAGAGAGTGAGAGAACTTTCCAATAAAGTTAATGTAGATAAACTTCTTAATCAAGATCTAGATTTGGAACCTTTGAGAAAGGTTAATCTTACTATAACAGCAAATGGAGCACTCTATCGTAGAGTAAAAGGTATGCTGCCCGAATTGATGGAGAAGATCTATAAGGATCGCACCATCTACAAGAAGAAGATGCTTGCTGCAAAACAAGATTATGAAAAAACTCCAACGAAGGCACTGGAAAAAGAAATCGCACGATGTAACAACATCCAGATGGCACGAAAGATTCAACTCAACTCTGCTTATGGTGCCATTGGTAATCAGTATTTTAGGTATTATAAACTTGCAAATGCTGAGGCAATTACTCTCTCAGGTCAAGTTTCGATTCGTTGGATTGAGAATAAGATGAATAGATTTCTAAATAAGATTTTACAAACTGAGAAAGTCGATTATGTCATCGCATCTGACACTGACTCAATTTATCTTAATATGGGACCTCTTGTTGATAAATTTCTTAGTAGTAAGTCTGACGATAAAACAAAGGTTGTTCAGTTACTTGATAAGATCTGCCAAGACAAGTTGGAACCGTTCATCGAACAATCTTATACGGAACTTGCGGACTACGTTCAGGCATATGAACAGAAAATGATTATGAAACGTGAGAACATCGCAGAACGTGGTATTTGGACTGCGAAGAAACGATATATTCTCAACGTATGGAATAGTGAAGGAGTTCAATATACTGAACCTAAACTCAAGATGATGGGTATTGAAGCAGTCAAATCCTCAACACCTGCACCTTGTCGGCAGATGATTAAAGATGGTCTGAAGTTGATGATGAATGCAACTGAAGATGATGTGATTGATTTTATTGATCAATGTCGTAAGGACTTTAAGAAACTTCCACCAGAAGAAATTGCATTTCCACGATCAGTATCTGATATTCGTAAGTACCATTCCTCTTCAGACATTTATGGTAAGGGAACTCCTATTCATGCTCGTGGAGCACTCCTTTATAATTACTATATTAAGCAAAAGAAACTTGATAGTAAGTATTCTCTTATTAATAATGGTGAAAAGATTAAGTTTCTTTATCTGAAGAAACCAAATATCATTCAAGAGAATGTGATTTCATTTATTCAAGACTTTCCTACAGAACTCGGTCTTGACAAGTATATTGATTATGAATTACAATTTGAAAAGAGTTTTGTAGAGCCACTTAAATCTGTACTTGATGCGATTGGGTGGAATGTAGAAAAAACTGTAAACCTTGAGTTATTTTTTGGATAATGGATTTTTTAAAAGATATTGTAAAAGAGATTGGAGATGACTTCACAAAACTCGCAGCAGATATTGAAGAATCAGAGACTTACGTGGATACAGGTTCGTACATTTTTAACGGACTCGTTTCAGGTAGTTTATTTGGTGGTGTATCTGGGAATAAGATTACTGCCATTGCTGGCGAGTCTAGTACTGGAAAAACTTTTTTTAGCCTCGCAGTGGTTAAGAATTTTCTGGACTCTAATCCTGATGGATATTGC